CAATTAGCCATCGTTTCGCCTGTATCAGGGCGCAACGCCCAGCACCGCAGGCTAGGTGCCGTGTAGGGAGCACGAAAACAGTCCCACACACCCCGACGCATAGGGAATCGCCCTACTCATGCTCCCCGAGCAGGGAAAGAGGCGGGCGGGGATCTTATAGGCGAACTATCCGCAAGGACTCGCAATCATGGCAAGACCTACAACATACGATCCCGCCTACTGTGACCAAGTGGTTGAAATGGGCCGAAAGGGGTATTCCGTGGTTGAGATGGCAGCGGAAATCGGTGTAGGTAGGACGACCCTTGAGCGCGATTGGCCTGAAGCTAATCCAGAGTTTTCGCAAGCCTTAACACATGCACGGGAGTGCAGCCAGGCGTGGTGGGAAGGTCAGGCCCGCCTAAATCTCGTTATGCCGCAAGGCGCGGGAACATTCCAAGCGTCTGCATGGTCGCGCTCTATGGCCGCGAGGTTCCCGGCTGATTGGCGAGAGAACAAGGGAATCGAGTTGTCTGGCGGTATCCACGTCAACAAGAGCGACGAAGAACTAGACAGAGAGATCGCAGCTAAAAAGGCGGCGCTTGGTCTGTGAGTCGGGCTGAAAAGCTGGAACTGCTGGCCCTATTGGAAGAGCGCGAGCGCAGGGCAAAGGCAAACAGGTACAAGACGCAGTTCAGCCTGCTGTATCGCTGGCAGCTTGAGTTCATTGCGTACACAAAGACGTTTACGCAGGTTTGCTTGATTGCTGCAAACCGGATTGGCAAGACATGGACCGGCACTTATATGGATGCCATCCACGCGCTAGGAGACTACCCGGAAGGATGGGTAGGGTATCGGTTTGACCATCCTCCGCTGATCTGGTGCTTGGGGTACTCAGGCGAAAAGACCCGCGATCTGTTGCAGGCCCCGATTGTCGGGCGCAAGAACGGTGACACGTTTGAGGGCGGTCTGATCCCGGCTGATCGGATCGTTGGTTACGAGTCAATGACCGGAACGCCGAACGCGCTTCGGACTGTGTTGGTCCGTCATTCAAGTGGCGGGGTGTCTCGGCTTCAGTTTTGGAGCTACAGCCAGGGCCAACACGCCCTGATGGGTGATGGCGTTGACTGGTATCACATTGACGAAGAGCCACGAGACGCAACGATTTTCCCTCAAGTGCTTGTCCGTACTGCGTCAGGCGACAAAGGGCGGGGCGGCCGAGGAATCTTGACTTTCACCCCTGAGAACGGGCGGACGGATCTGGTTATTCAGTTCATGGACACCCCAAGTCGCGCACAGATTTGCATGCAAAAGGGTTGGGACGACGCGCCCCACCTTGATGCAAAGGTGAAAGAAGACTTGCTTGCTAGCTTCCCGGCTCATCAGCGGGACATGCGGACAAAGGGCATACCAATGCTAGGCCATGGTCGGATCTACGACATCGCAGAAGACAAGATCACATGCGAGGCGTTTGAGATACCAAGGCATTGGGCGGTCATTGATGGCATGGACTTTGGTTGGGATCACCCTCAAAGCCAAGTTCAATTGGCATGGGACCGTGAAAACGACATGTTCTATGTGACGCACGCATGGAAGAAGTCGCAAACTAGCCCGATTGAGGCTTGGGGAGCGGTGAAGAGTTGGGCCAAAGGCGTTCCAACTGCATGGCCCGCTGACGGCTTGCAAACGGAAAAGGGCGGGGCCAAAGAGGTTAAGAAGTACTACGACGAAGCGGGGTTCACGCTTTTGTCAGAGCACGCAACGTGGCCCGATGGTGGCAACGGTGTTGAGGTCGGACTGATGGAAATCAGAGACCTGATGCTCAAAGGAAAGTTCAAGGTTTTTGCTGGCCTGCGTGACTGGTTTGACGAGTTCTTGCAGTACCACCGAGACGAAAACGGAAAGATCAACAAGGTTAAGGACGACTTGTTGGACGCTACTCGTTACGCCTACATGATGCGGCGCTACGCAGTGTCCAAGCGTGATACCGAATCAGTTGCACAAATCGAGCAGATCACACCAAACGAAGACGGCTTCTATTTCTAAGCATGACAACACTTGATAACTACTCCGCATTGGCAAGCCTGCTAGAAGGCCGTCTTGTCGAATGGGAAAAGGCGCGTTCGCCTCAAGAGTTGAAAATGCTTGAGTGCTATCAGGACGTCATGCGTATCCCACGCGATGACGATACCAAGGGCACTGGTGCAGCAAAAGCGAAGAAGGCGGGCGGCTTGTTCATTGGATCGACTCGCAACAAGGTAAGATCAGCCCGCGCAAAAATCAACGATGCCTTGTTTGGCAATGGCCTGCTGCCTTTCGATACCGAGCCAACCAATGAAGAGTTGGCTGAGTACTCTGATGCAGTAGAAGAGATCCTGACAGAGCAGTTTGACCGCATGGGCTTGAAGTCCTTGCTCAAAACTGGCGTCAACACGCTTGCAACATACGGAACAGGGTTCATTTTTGGCCCATTCGTGCGCAAAGAGTGCCTGTACGAGACAAGCGCTGACAACTCGGCTGGCTTCACGCAGTTGGTCGAGCAAAAGTACGAGTTTGACTCGCCTTACTTCGATTTGGCTAACACGCTGGATGTGTACCCAGACCCAGAGGCGCGCGACGTTGAATCTGGTTTGGGTGTGTTTTGGGTGACCATGGAGTCCCCGCACACTGTTGCAGCGTGGAAGAACGACAAGGCTTACAAGAACGTTGACCAGGCGCTGACCGGCCCGGGTGATCGTGGTCAAGAGCCAGGATCGGACACGGCTGGAAAGTTGCGCGGCAATGTCGAGTTCTGGCATACAAACGAGCGCATCAAGGTTGCTCGATTCTTTGGCAAGGTTCCGGCGTCACTGCTCAAGGAATCCAGCCAAGAAAACGAAACAGAAACCGCATCCGATGAGGTAGACGAATGCGATCTATTTGATGCCATCGTGATCATGGCGGGCGGCGTCGTCGTCAAGGCTGACGAGAGCCCATACAGCGGAAAGAGCGCTGCAATGCGCTGCATGTATGAGGCCATCGAGCATGAAATGTGGGGCGTTGGCGTTGCTGAGAACAATGCGCCGCACCAAAAAGTAACGAATGCCGCTTTCCGCCTGTTCATGGAAGGCAAGGGCATGGCCCTGCTTGGCACATCGACAGTAGACCGCTCCAAATTTCTTGCAACTGAAGACTTTAAGAAGTTCCCCGGCAAGGTCTACCAAATGAAGCCCGGTCTGTCGCCTGATGAGCGCAAGACGGCCATCATGTACAACCCAGAGCCTGACGTTACGGGCGGTTGGCTTGATGTGATTCGTGTATCTGAGCAATTCTCAGACGACGACACGGGCATCACGAAATACACGCAAGGCGATGATGCTAGCCATCTGAACAAGACGGCAACAGGCATCAGCATGATCATGTCGGCATCTAGCTTGCCGATCAAAGAGGTCATTCAGAACATTGACGAGCTTTGGATTGAAGAGATTGTCGAGCGAACGATTGAATGGGACTTGAAGTATCTGGAAGTTGAGACAGTCCAAAAGATCCACGGTGACAAGATTGCGCAAATCTGGCAACAGATCAAGCAGTTTGGTAAGACTTCATTCATGGAGTGGAAGGCAACCGGCGTTTCATCCTTCATGCAAAAAGAAGTGCTGACGAACAAGATTCGGGCATTCTCTGAGTTTGCTTTGTCTAACCCTGCAACAGCCCCATTGATTGACGCACGCGAGTTGCTTCAGCAGACATGGGATGTGATGGAAATTGGCCGCGAGTCTCCGATCATTGAGGATGACAAGGCCGACTCTTTGCCTCCTCAAGTGCAGATGCAAATGAAGCAGATGCAAGACCAGATCGAGCAAATGAGCCAAGCGCTAGAAGCTGGCGCTGATCACATCGAAGAATTGCGCAAGAGCCAGCAGGTTGACCAGTTCAAGGCAGAAACAGAGCGCTTGAAGGTCGTCATCCCATATTTGGAGGCAAATGAGCTGATTGCTGTTGCGCAAACTGTAGGCATCCAGGCCATGCAAACGCCTGACATTGCGCCTCCAGATTACGAGCAGTCAGGGCCACCAGAGTTCGTGCCAGAAATGCCGATTGAGGCGCAAGAGTACGGCCCTCCACCAACTGAAGAACCACAGCCAGAACAACCCGCACAAGCGGGTTTTTTTACGCCTGAGCAGGATCAAACACCATGAATATCGTCTATCTAGGCGCGCCGATTACGGTCAACCTTTCTGTTGGTCAGACCATTGCAGTCAACACGAATGGAACTGTCACGGTTGAATGCGTTTCAGGTCTTGGCCTGACCGATGGCGCAACCATCGGTTCAATTCATGGCTCGGCTACTTATGGCCCGTTCAGCGCGGTTGGTGTTGCGCGAATTACAGCAACGGTGCGTGATGGCGCATACGAAGTATCAGACGGTCAGCCAATTCCAATCGATACAGTATTGGCATCATCCGGCCAAACGGTGCTGGACGATGCGAGCCGGTCTGCTCTTGTCAAATCTGGCGTTGCCACATCTGTTCCGTCACGCAAGGCCGCGCAAGCAGATGCGCAGAAGGGCGCACTTATCCAAGCCCCAGCCTGGTCAACGTTTGCATCTGCTGCGGTGACGCAGTACACAACGTGTCGCCACTCAAACGGTCAACTACTGTGGTGCGTTACAGCCGGAACAGCCGGTGCGTCAGAGCCTACATTTTCAGCAACAACAGCGATAACGGACGGCACCGTAACGTGGTTGCCGACCGGGATCAAAACGAAGCTCAACGGCGACGGGTACGCAGTGCCAACTGTCACAGCCGGGACGTCAATCACCGGTCTGACTGAAACGTTACTGTTTACAAATCAGAGCAAGGTCTACTCACCAACAACCCCCAACTGGCTGAACTATGCCGGCGTGTCATCTCAGGCTTGGCTATTCAACGACCAAAGCGGCGCAAACGGTCAGGGCATGGGCACCGGCCTGCGCGGGTACAACCGCGTGACCGAGTTCGTTACGGATGCACCAAAGTTTGCTATCGGCGTTTGGAACATGGCCAACTCTAGGTACAAGGTCTACGTGGATGGTTACCTGCTTGAGGAAAACCCGACCGCATTTGTTGCGGGAAATCCTTCTTATGTGACCGTTGACTTTAGCGGCCGGCGAGAAATGCGCACAGTGCGCATAGAAGGCGCTGCACCATCAGGGTTGCGCTCAATCTGCGTTGATAGCCAGAGCGTGCTGATGCCTGCGCGTCAATCCGGACCAATTGGCGTGTGGCTGTCGGACAGTTACGGCGGTACGCTGTCGAACTACACCGATCAAATGCCGGATTACCTGTCTGAGCGTGTTGCGCGTCGATTGGGGATCAAGTACTTGCGGAACATGCACCTTGGCGGCACGGGCTACGTTAACGCCGGGTCTTTTGCGACAGTCGGCAACCTACTCGCGGCGAACCCCCCAACAGATGGAGCTGGCGTCGGTTACGTAATTTTCTGCCACGGGGTGAACGATACCGCGCTCGACCAAGCAGCGATCCGGGCCAACGCGTTGGCAGCGTGGCAAACAG